AAGAAGAAGAACATGATGGACAACAGGGAATAGAATTAGATGATGCGGATTATTATCAAGATTTTGATGAAGAAGATTATGCCGTAGATGAAAATGCGGAAGACAATGAAGAAGAAGATGAATATTATGGTGGTGAAAATAGTCCCGAAGAAGAGGAAGAGGAAAAATATAGAGCAAATATTGATGGAATGCCCATTAAAAATCCAAGTCCTTTTTTCCGTCGTATGAGGGATTTAGATCCGACCTTATATGTTACAGAGGAATCCAGTAAATTTCCTTTATATTCGAAAGCATGCCCTTCGGGCGATAGACGCCAACCTGTTATATTAACAAATGAAGAGAAGAAACGTATTGACGAAACGAATCCTGGTTCATATGGACACGCGTTAAATCACGGTTCATCTGATGACAAAAAACATTGGTATATATGTCCAAGATATTGGTGTTTGAAAACCAATTCAAGTATTAGCGAAGAAGACGTGCGCGCTGGTAAATGTGGTTCAGTCATTCCACGTGGTGCGGATCGTGTTCCCAAAGGAGCATACGTATATGAATTTAACAATCCAAAGAATCATATGAAAGATGGAAAATATGTTCAACATGTTCCTGGATTTTTAAAGAAGGATAAGCATCCAGATGGTTTATGTATTCCTTGTTGTTTCGGAAAGGCATGGGATTCAACGGATCAAGTAAAACGCCGAGATGTATGCGAATATGATCCATCTAAAGAAAAAGAGGATAAAAAAGAGGATGAAAAGGAGAATAAACCAGAAGGAAAAAAGAAAGCGTCTAAGAAAAGTGAAACAGAAATGGTTTTACCAAAAACAACGTCTTATATTATTAGCGCGGTGTCTTATCCATTGCCACAAAATAGATGGGGTTTTTTACCATTATCTTTACAATTATTTTTGAAAAGTGATTCTAGTTTATCGGTTGAAATCAAAAACAGTGCGTTAATTCGCGGAGGAGAAAAGTGTTTGTTGAGGTATGGTATTGAAAAATCAGAGAATCAATCCTTTTTAGGGTGTTTGGCATATTTTTATAGTTATAAACAAAATCTGGATTATGTTCCTTCTATTGAAGAAATGCGTTCATTAATAGTTAAGGCAATTGATTTGGACATGTTTGTTCAATATCATAACGGAAATTTAGTGTCTATTTTTAGACCTCAAACCATGTCTGATTTTTCCATTAATATAGAAGATTATGAAGAAATGAATTTTTATAAAACGATTGATTTAAAAGATGATATACAAACGCGTTATTTGGAAGAGACAATCGCATCTTTCATGAATTTCTCCAAATTTCTAAAAAGTGATTCGTCGTCAATTGATCATACCTATTTATGGGATTTCTTTTGTCATCGTAATAAGAATTTACTACAAGATGGAATGAATTTGATTATATTACAAATTAGTGACGATGATATTACAGAACGTGTTCAATTTATATGTCCATCTAACGCGTATTCGTCAATTGAATATGATGAACGTAAAGAGACCGCGCTCATTGTAAAACAGGGTTCATTTTATGAACCAGTTCATTTGTATGAACATAATGAATCAATTGTGGTGTCCAAGACAAACAACATGGTATATTCATTTGAAAAGGGGGATTATTTATCGGTAAACAAGGTATTTGATAAAAACGCACAAATAGTGTACAAATTAAAATCCGGAGAGGCGAAGAAGAATGATATTGTATATAAAAAGGCATTTTTACAATATACTGCCATTCATGAAATTCGGGAAATGTTGAAATTGATTGAATTGAGTCGAAAAAAATATTGTGGACCGTTGTCTTCTATACCACGTAAATATAATTTCAAACGTGGATTGGACGTATTAGAATTAATTCGTATATTGAAACTTCATCATTACCAAGTCCAAGAACAGGTATTGAATTATCGTAATAAAGTGATCGGAATACGAATATTAAAAGAAGAGGGACAATCATTATTATACGTCCCGTGTTTTCCATCCTCCATTCTAAAAGATTATAAAAGTGTCTATATGGATGATTCCAGTATTTGGTTAGATTATCGACAAACGCGTAACCGATTACATGTTATTTCGAACGACACAAATGGAAAAGTCCCATCTAGTCCAGAAATAAAAGTCATTGAAGATGGTTTAATTATTGGCATTATTACAGAAACAAACCAATTTGTACAAATTAATCCTCCCACACAATCAATTGATAATGATGGACTCAAAGAAATAAATCATAGAGGATATTCTTATAGTAAAACAAAATATGAGAGTGCTGAAAAAACATTAACTACTGATACAGAACCAAATATGCGAACAAATGTAATAAAGAAGGTAGATTTAGAAAGTCAGTTTTATTCTATATTCCGAAGTTTGGTTCGTATTCAATTAAATAATTATGAAAATCGTCAATTGCGGAAAACTATCTTGGATATTATGGAAGACGCATATTTATCATACAGATATAAATGGAAGAAAGTCCAAGAATCCTTAAAAAAATTGGTCGGAAATCACATTGATTTTAAAGATATGGGTGAAAATGAATTACGAAATGTAGAAAAAATATTCATGTGTAACGAAAACAATTGTAAAGACGATTCTAAACCTATATATTGCTTAACCACAGATCAAGGAAAATGTATGTCATTATTTCCCAAAAAACATTTACTGAGTAATCTGGACAACGAACCTATTTATTATGGACGTATGGCAGATGAATTAATTCGATATAATCGAACACGATTGTTTATGCTATATCCAAAGACATATATGAATATTACAAATGTAGATTATCATATTGAGGATGAAGAACTATTTTTATTGGAAAATAAATTGAATCGTGAATATTTTCGCGGGTTGATTCCGTACGGTTCGGGAGATTTTAAGCAAAACATTACATATGACAATGCTCAACCGGATGATCATGTAAAATCAACACAAACTTACTCAAATAAGATCTCTTTGTTGGAACAAGACGGTTTATTAGAAAATAAGGTTGACAAAAAAATCGAAAAAAAACTCCAAGATTTCATTATCGATTGTATTGAACGTACAAAACCCAGTGTAGTGGGAAATACAAAAGTTGGTTCATGGAAACGCGTATTTCCAAATACAGCAAAAGAGGTATTTTTTAATAAATCGGTCAATTGTTCTTATATTCCGATGATTTATATTTTTCAAGAAATTTATTTCACCACCATTTCGGTGAAAAACATCAAAACCACCTTGTGGAAAGGTTATAGTGATATTTTCAATAAAGTAGGTATATCCGAAGAAAAGGTAATTTCCATATTAAAAATGCAAGGAAAGCATCAACTTATGAAATCAATATTAACAAAACAATCCAGTTTTGAAAGTATCATTATGAGCGATGATTATTATATAACTGATCTAGATTGGTGGGTGTTTTGTACAACTGCGCAAATGCCTGTAATATTATTTTCTTCCACTACCATGAAATCATTGAGTCCAACATTAACATGGTTGCGTTTAGGCGGACGTGGACGTAAAGGAGAAAAGTTTTTTTACGTGAGAACTCCACCGGTAGAATCAAATATACCTCCCGGGTATCATGTGATTCAAAATAGTTATTCATTTAGTGAATTACAAGACGATATATTTGTACAAGCAGAACGCGGCGAAGACAAATATAAACCAAATATGGTTACTATTCAAGAATATTTGTCTAAGACGCAAACAAAAATAATTAATCGCGTCAGGTAAATACACTGTCGAAAATTTGATGTTATATATTATAATGAACTTGTTTATAATATATGTATTTTTACTATTTTTATTATTTATTCCCAATTTTGTTATAACATTACCGTATTTTAAAGATGAAATGATACAATTGATTGTTCTTGGACTAGTGTTTAGTATATTGGTTGGTCAAGGATATAATTTTTTGATGAACCAAAAAGAACCCCTTACTTTAGATATAGAATCGAAAGACGGGGGAAACCCTTTAGCCAAGTTGGCATCCTCTTTCATTAATTCGAAACCCACTCCAAAAATAAGGGAAACGAATTATAAAATAAATAATAAGGTCGATTTAAGTGATCCTAGTTTAACAGAAGACGATAGTCAATTACAAGCAATGAAATCTGAATTAGTTACGCAGCAAAATGAAACTCCTGTTAATATAGCAGAAGCAAACCAAGGTGGAAAGGAAAATATTGGATGGGTATTAAGTCCTATTGTAAAAGACCGAAAATATGAACGAACAAAGCAAAAGGGGTTATATTGCGGTGCGGATTTTGATACAACCACATCATGTTGTGGACAACCGCCAGCAAATATACCGGAAGATTATGTATGTCCTGAAGTAAGTCCCTATTGTAATGGATATGTTGCTTTTGAAAAATGGGGCGTCTGTTCTAACGGTAAAATGCCGGTTTCATAATTGCCATAAACAAGAAAGATTTTTATCAATACATATTATAATGGATTTTTTACTTATAATATATATTTGTGTGTTATTTGTGATATTTTCACCCAATTTTTTGTTTAAATCTCATTTTCAAACACATATAATACAATCCTTTGTTCATGCCATCATATTTTCCATCATTTTTTATTTAACATATGTACAAATCGAATTGAAAGAAAAAGAGGGAGCAACAATTGGAACATACGAAACAAATGTTCATGATAGAAGTTATGATATTGAAATATCGGACCAATCTTTAGCCAATTTAACTCCGCCTTCTAAACAAATTGCTCCGAAAACGGTTTCTTATAAAAATGAGGTAATATCCTCTTCTCCAATAAGTAGTCAATCGGACGAACTAACTAAAATGCCTCCTTACGATTATAGTAAATTTCGTAATTACGATTATGATTCAATGAAAAAAAAAATTGCATTATTAGAAACCCATCAACATAGTAATCAATATTTTGATTTAGTTCCCAATTTTAATAGCACGAATCACGAAATAATGTGCGCGGCAAATTATGGAGAAAATAGAACATGTTGTCGACAACCCGACAATTATGTTCCCGATGAAAATGTGTGTGGACCATTAACACCATATTGTACTGATTATATACACAATGTTCAATGGGGCAAATGTGTTGCTAATAATCCACATCCAAAACCGAATTTAGGTGGAACTAATATGGATGAAATTCTTAACAACAATATTATAATACCAGGACAAGGCAATGATAATGTGGAAATACGGAAAGATGTAAATAATAATATTATAGTAACTCCTTGTCCAGCATAAGTAACCGATTAAATTTTATATAAATACATATTATAATGGATCCTCAATTTATAATATATATATTTTTACTATTTTTGTTATTTAATAAGAACCCCTATTTTTCCTTACATATTTCTCACAAACAACCATTGTTTAGTGCTCTAATGAATGCGTTTTTATTTACCTCGGTATTTTTTATTATCCATGGTTATGTTCAACCTATAATAGAGTCAATGATTATGTTTAATGAACCACAGGGGAACAATGATTTAGTGAAAAGTTTACATGAAAAGGAAAGTAATGATTGGGTGCTCATTCCTCCTCCAATAGAAGAAGCGCCAATAAAACCTCCGCCCAGTTTTCCCACTTTACCTTTACAATGTGGTGCCGATTATGGAAATAATGTGGCGTGTTGTGGACAATTGCCGGCAATAGTTCCTTATGAAAACACATGTAAATCAGAAACGCCGTATTGTAATGGATATATTGCCAACGAAACATGGGGCACATGTCAAAAAGAAAGACCAGTTATACCAGCAAAACCGAAATTAGTATCACCTCCACCTGAAAAACCAAAAGTTGTTCCCCCTGATCCTATTCCTGAAATTGATGTGGACCCACAAGTATTCACGTGTAGAGAAGTAAGCGAACTACACGATGGGGATGAATATAGCATTATTGGTCGTTTTGGAAAATATGTATTATGGAACGCTCATAGTAAAGACAACACCTTAGCACAAGAAAAGATAAAAATAGACAACGCGGGATACTTATTACTTCCAAGTGAGTCTGTTCCAGCAGCAGGTGCTACAGAATTTGATGGTTATAATATTGGTACATGTATTCAACACATAGCAAATAATTATAAAACCAACATTATGCCTCATTACCAAAATACGGGTCCAAATTCTGTATTTTTCCCAGCAGAAAACAATTATAGTAATACAAATGACAGCAATTCAATTACGAATGTTAGTAGTGATCAATTAATGGTTACTTATGGTTCTGAATCAGAACTAGCAGGTTACAATAAATTTATGGTCCTTATTGATCCCAAATTATAAACTCAATAATTTATACATACATATTATAATGGATTTGTTACTTATAATATATATTTTTGTTTTATTTGTAATTTTTTCACCAAATTTTATATTCCAATCCTCTTTTAAAAATCATATGGTCCAAACATTAGTCCATGGGTTATTGTTTTCCGTAATATTTTATGTAACCTATTCGAAAATTGGAATGACCGAAAAAGAAGGAGCCACAATTGGAACGTATGAATCGAAACCGAGCAATGTGAAATATGATATCGAAACGCAAAATTCATCTTTAGGAAGTTTGGTGCCCATTGAAAACGAAAGTTTAGATAAAACGAAAACCCTTAACAATCAAGTGATCATAGATGATAAAAATGATCGATCATTAGATAAATTGACCAAATCTCCTCCATATGATTATATTAATTTTCGCAATTACGATTATGAAAATATGAAAAAACGGGTTCAATTATTAGATTCTCACAAACATAGCAATCAATATTATGATTTAGTGCCTACTTTGGGAAAAAAACAAGATGAAATATTGTGTGCGGCAGATCATGGGACAAATACTTCCTGCTGTAGGCAACCACATGCTTATATACCCGATGAAAATGTATGTGGAGCATTAAAACCTCATTGTGTAGATTATATAAACGGACAGCAATGGGGAAAATGCGTGGAAAACGATCCTCATCCTAAACCGAATATAGAAACTGATAAAAAATTCATGGAAAAAATAGTAATAAAGGAAGTAGACAATACAACAACAACGCCTGGAACAGATGTAGTTCCAGGAATGGATAGTGTTGTGGTAAGAAAATGTGACCAACCATAGAGATCCATATAAATAATGAATATTTTGTCCTCTTATAATATAATGAAACTATTGACTATATTATATATTTTTGCTTTATTTGTGTTATTTAGTCCAAATATAATGATAAAAGCGCACAAACAATATTTGCTTTATAGTATATGCTTCTCTTTGATATTTTATTTGACATTTGATTTTGTTCAACACAAAGAATTTGAAGGAGCAACATTTAACGCATATGATGTACAAGGGAATAAATACGACATAGATGCGACCAATGTGAATTTAGGAGATGTTCAATTAGATAATGGAATGTCTTCATTAGATCCACAGTCACGTATTATTTATACAGAACCTCCGAAAACGACCGAAAATATATTCACAGATGTTCCTCCCTTATTTAGTAAATATAAACTTGAAAATGATTTGGAAAAAGTGATGGAACATGGTCATGAAGAAAAAGAGCGTTTAACAAATGTATATTGTGCGGCAAATTATGGAACTGGATCAACATGTTGTGGACAACCCGCAGCAGATGTTCCAACCGAAAACCAGTGTCCCAAATATAAACCTATTTGTAGCGGTTATGTTGCGGATAAAAATTGGGGTCAATGCGTTTCGAATGATGATACACTACCAAATATACAATATAAAGGAACGAAAGACAAAGAACTATGTTTGAACAATAACACGAATTGTCCAGCGTGGAAACAATGCTGTCCCGGTGGAAAAGGAAGTACGAAAGAAACAAAATGTGGAACAGATGACTGTCCATTAAATGGAAAACCGTGTCTAGGTACTTGGATGAAAGAAAATTGTCCAAGAACATGTGGTTTATGTGAAGATGGTGGAAAATGGGATGGAGATATTGGAGGAAAATATATAGTTGATAAAAAAGTAGAAATCGGAAATGATAATTTAAATCATTACGCAACTATTCAAAAGTCGAAAGATAATGATACTTATGTTTGGAAAAATGACAATGGTGTCACGTATATATTACAAAGAATCAGCAATACTCATGAATTTCGCGTAGTAGGGGATGAAATGAATGACTGGACAATTGCAAAAGTTCATTTAGATTATAATGACCATGTGAAATATATTATTGGACCAAACAAAGAGATTTTTGTAAAGCAATCGTAAATAACATTATAATGTAGTTATATTATAACTATGAAGAAAGGAGGAGGTATTGGTACAAGTAAACCAAAAAAAGAATCGCCAAAAACAAAAAAGGAAAGGAAGAATGTATCGTTTCCAGATGATCCTGTAACACAAATACACAATCTAAGTCCTCAAGAGAAATTAGAATTTCATAAGAAAAATAAAACGAACAATCACGAACCAAAAACGAGAAAAGAGAAATTGGCAGCAAAACGCGTTAGACAAAAAATACTTGTTGATTTAGAAAATCGAAAATACGAAGAAGAACGAAGACAATATTTGATTGATTTTGCGAATGGAAAAGTGAAAGGTGGTAAAACAAGAAAAAAGAGAAAAAAGCAATAATATTCACAATTTATTATAACAAAATATTATAATAAATGAAATATAAAACATTACTGTATATATTTTGCCTATTTTTATTGTGCATACCTAATTTTTTATATAAAATAACAAATAAAGTGACATTAAGTCACGTAATATTATATGGATTTGTATTTAGCACAATTTTGTACGCATCATATGATTTAGTAAATAACGAGAAAGAATCAATGGAAACGAAAGTTGATTTCCAAATAGAAGATTCTAGTAAATTAGTGGGTGCATTAGGATCGTTGTTTGGTTATAACGAAGAACCTCAAATACAAATTAATAACGATTATGGTCAAGGAATTATCTTAGAAGAAGATACGGTACAAGCCCCCGCACCATTCGGACCTATAGGACCGATTGATAATGTGGACACTTCCATTTTATCACCAAAACCGAGTGAAGAAGTAATACAACAAACAACCAATGATTACGAAGCCGCCTATAAAAAAATGATGGAACCGCAAACAGAACCTAATTTCAAATTTAAGGCTGACGGGTGTATGGCAAATTATTCTGAACAGACCCCTTGCTGCGGACAACCCGGTGAGACAGTATCATTAAATCGCACTTGTTCAAAATCAAATCCAATTTGTGCGGATTATGTTGCGGAAGATGAATCATGGGGAAAATGTACAAACAATGGCGGAGGAACTGGAAATGGTGCAATTGTATTAGGAAATTATAACATGAAACCATGGTCATTAAATGATACTTGGAAAGACCAAACCTCCAAATGGATTTGGTTCACAAAAAATGCGAACCTGGGAACAAGTTCGAATAGTTGTGCCACATTTCAATATGTATATTATGCGTTTCAACCAGTTGAGATTACTTTGTATATGGCATGTGGACAACATTGTTATTTGATAATTGAAAATAGTAATACACGTAAAACAACAAAAGCAACACAATTGCCAACTACAAATAATGTAGGAATTGCGCATAAACTAACTTTAGAACAAGGTGCGAATAAATTACAATTTCATTGCTACAATACAGGATTTGAAAACAGTCCTTGTGGACTCAATGTTTCGGTATATGATAATAAGGAAGAAATAATGTTTCATAGTGATGATTCTTGGACATGGTTTCAAAGTGCTCCATTAATGGATGCGGTTATATTCGATAGTTCTGTAAGTTATACTCCCGTGGTTGCGTTATGGAATAGAAAACACAAGGGTTTTTTAAAAATGAACTCGAATGGTGAAATGGATGTATTAGATTCTCCAAATAAAAATTTAAATAATAGTTTGGAATGTAGAGGAACTGTATTTTTATATCAAAAGCAACCTGTAAATAACACAATCGGAAATTATACAATTTCGTTATATAATTGCGGACATAATAAATATGTATCAATGAATGAAAATAATGAAATGATCGGTGTTAGTAATTTTTCACAAACGCCCGATGAAGACATCGAAACATGGATGCCGATAAAAGTAACATCTACATCATGTGCCTTTTACAACGCAAAACATTATCCAAATAAATTTTATTTGGGAATTAATAAAAACAATATTATAGGATCAAAAGATGCCGATTTATCTTCGCAATGGGAAATAGTGTATTTGGATGTAATAAAAATAGGTTCAACTCGTCAATTAAATAGTGTCCCTAGTTTTGTAGAACATGTATACAGTTCTCCATTAAATTCTCAAGTCAATTTAAATGATACGTTTACAACAAATTTGAATAATGAGTATTTATACAACAATATCTATAAACAACTACAAATTACACGTACCGATAGTGCGTTTTATGCGCAATGGAAACAAAGTTTATTATTGCCTGGTATAAATAAATTATATTACGAAAAAAAAACTCCTGAATTTGAAATGGTATTGAAGCGCGCAAATATAAATATAAAACAATTATTAATATATAAAAATACGTATTTTGCGTGTTCGGATAAAGGAGAATTATATATATCGAATGGAACGCAGTGGGTATTAGTTCAGAATCCGACTATAACCACCTATGGTACAACGGGTGGAATCGGAGGTAATATGGTAATTGGATCAATGAATAAGCAGGACGTATTATTTTGTGTGGGTCCATTAATTGAAGTATCACCGGACAAAACTACCAAATATGGTGCTATTTATTATCGTTCATTAACAAATATAGCAACGCGAGGAAGCGAATGGAAATTATATTCAGCACAAACAGATGGTTCCCCCGTTACATCCTTTCAGCACATAGTATTTTGTGAAAAGAATAAAACATTATATTCTAATATAAATAGCGATTTCTGCGAACTAACACACAATGGAAAATACATGACTATAAAAAAAAATAGTAGGAGTCGTCCTACAATAACGTTTACCATGGTTTCTTTGAATTACGATGGGACATATATTGTTGGAATCGATAAAAACTTACATATTTATAAAGAAGGAATTGATTTAAATACAAATGGTTTAGGACCATATGAAATGCTGGCAAATAATACGGAACTCACCAAATTAGTAGTTGTACATAATATTATTTTTGCTCTTCATAAAACAGATGGAAAGGTATACTATGTACCATTATATGGAGGAATAATCAAAGAATTAAACCGCAAGTTAAGTGGAAATTTAATAGATATTGTAGGTTACAATGATGTATTATATTTGGTAGACAATCAAAGTAATATAGTAAAAACGCAGATTATATTTGATTAACGTTGATTTTTTCAATGATAAAATGATGTCATATTTTATATAAATAAAATATGAGTATAGTTCTATTCATTTACGTTTTTTCGTTATATGTATTATTTACACCTGGAGTAATATTAAACAAAAGGAATAATCATGGTTTAATTAATGCCATTTTATTTTCGATTGTTTGGTATATTACATTTGATTTTGTCGAACGAAATCAGGAATATATGACTCAAGGAGATGAAGTAGATGTCAATGGGTTAAATGATTTAGTGAATTCTTTAAATGAAGAGGTTCGCGAAAAAATAATTAATGTTCGCGTAAATAATGAATATGTTGTCAGTCCAGCAAGTGATAATAGTGGAATAATTGAATTATGTGAGCAAAAAATACAAGAAATTGCGGAGTATAAACAAAAAATTGAAGATTTAACCGCAAAATTAGCGTCATATGCTGGAACAAGAGAACTTATTGCTTCTTTAAAAAACACTGTATCGCAATTAGAAGAAAAGAAAGCAGAATTGATGAAGCAACTGGACCTAGCAAACGAAATAATTAATAATCAAAAAACGACAATAGATGGAAAAGATGATCAACTTGAAGTATTGGATCAAAGTATTCAACAAAAAGATGGTACTATTCAAACACAAACTGAAACGATTGATTCGAAAAACGTAAATATTGTTGATTTAAATGGTACAATAAATGGAAACAATAATACAATACGTGGACAAACTAATACAATAAATGGAAAAAATAATACAATCAATAGTTTAAACGGAACTATAAATGGACAAACTAATACAATAAATAGTTTAAGTGGTACTATAAATGGAAAAAATAATACAATCAATAGTTTAAATAGTCAAATAAATCAAAAAAATAATACAATCAATAGTTTAAATAGTCAAATAAATCAAAAAAATAATCAAATAAATCGTTGTTATTCATGGCAACCATGCCCACCAACGTACTGCCCACCACCGAACTGCCCCTCTCCTCCGACCTGGGGTGGTGGATGTACTATTATGTAAATATTCAAAATGTTTAACCGATTGGTTTAAATCTGTGGTGGTATATATACGAACTATGTCAATACTCTTATTTATTTATATATTCGCAATATTTGTTTTGCTAAGTCCATCCATATTATTTAAAACTCACTTACTCATTCATTCATTATGCTTTGCTTTGATTATTTATTTCACACATAATTTAGTATTATTATCAGGTAAAGAAAATATGAAAGCATTAAAAACAGAACAATCTGAGATAAATGATCATGAATTAAACGTAAGTTTTAGCAATAATACTAGACGTTCTGATAAAAGTAATATTCTTGGACAAATGATGATTGAGGCGTTTGAACGTGTTGCTGAATTGAAAACAAATATACAAAAATTAAAGACAATGATAAAAGCATATAGTGGAACAACCGAAGAACTTGCCGAGTTAAAAAAACTGTTTTATGAAACTACAGGTAAATTGACCCAATTAGAGGAAAAGTTGATTAAATTCAATGATATGGAGAAAGAATTCAAAGATTTAAATAATGATATTAATAGTTTGGAAGTGGAAAAGAAAGATTTACAGAACCAAGTAAATAAATGTAAAACAGAATTAGCAAATAGTGAAATTATTATTAGTGACAATAATACAAAAAATAGTAACTTACAAGAAGATATTTCTTCAAGTGTTACAAAAACTGCTGAACTAAATACAACTATAAATTCTTATAATTCCAAAATACCGAGTAAAACCGATGAAATGCGAAATAAAATTTCAACTTGCGCACTACAATATTTGAAAAATAGTGTTTCGTGGATTCAAGAATATATTTAGATATAATCTTTTTTCATCATTATGTATATATAATAATGAAATTGTTTACATTTATAAAATCTTTCCATAATACTCATATGATAATTATAAGTTTACTTATTTTAATTGCACTATTATATTTTAATAAAACGCATTTTAAAGAAAATATACAAAATATAGACAATCTCCCAAATAATTCGCAACAAAGTAGTATTTCATTAGCATCGACGGGTGTAAATAATGTGGTAGACTTAATGAATTCTACAAAACAAAAAAATGTAACGAATGTTGATTACAATAATCGGATTGAACAAAAGGAAATAAATTATGATGACGGAAATACATTGATGAATACTTACTCTAAAATATATCCATTACGTAAAGATGAAATACAATTAGATAATACATTATCTGAATATAAGGAAGAAAATGCTGAAGTAAATGGATTAAAACTACAAATTAATCAAATGGACAAACGTATGAGTGAAATTCAAACTGAAATAAAAACGTATAAACAAGTGGAATTAGAATTGCAAGAAGCGGTTGCTAAAAAAGCAGCACTAGATAATGATATTTCGAATTTACAATCTGAATTGACAGATTGTAACGCAAGTGATGAAATCACTAGAACAAAAATACAATCTCAAGAAACCGAAATAAGTATATTAGACTCAAAATTAAAAGGAAAACAAGAAACATTTAATCAAACATTAACTAAGGAAAGAACATTGGCAAGTCAATTTAATACATTACAAAGTAGAATGGATTATTTGAATCAACAACCTTGTTGTGACGGAGAACTCATTACAAATGGATGGATTAATCAAAATGGTTCTACTACCGTAACAAATACGGGTAGTGCGGATATTAATAATTTGAATACCATGAAATCTAATGTTATTTTGTGTCCGGGTGATACTATATTGATAGATGGTTGTAGCGCAGTAAACAATTTATCATATCAACAAAGTAGTGGTGGTCCAAATGGAACTGGTGCTACAGACACTTATTCGCGTTTATACAAGGATAATAATGGTTCATATAATCAGGTGGCGTCAAGTGACGATAGTTGTTTCAATCGCGGAGTTCAAGGACATCCTTATGTTGGTCCTTATTATAGTTACACACACTCTTCAAATTTGCCATGTACAAAATATGTTATAACAAATGGGGGATATGGTAATAATACAACCATGCCTCGAGCATATGTTACAATTAATGGACAACCGGTAAATGGTTGTGGTAGACAATAATCCAAACTGATTATTTTCAATAGTAAATATATAATGGAAATAATATCACTGATTTATGTATTTGCGTTATTTATTATATTAACACCAAATGTATTTATTTCTTATGATAAACAATTTGGCACTCTATTACATTCAACATTATTTATCATAATATTTTATTTTACATATGATGGAGTATTGAAAGAAGGATTTTACGAGCGTGAAATTAACGTAAATGGAATGGGTCATTTAGCAGATCTATTTGGTAAAAATCGCGAAGAACGTGAATCAAATACAGTGATTATTAATAATGAAGTTCGAAAACCAAAACGTGATATTTCAGGAGAAACAAACGCAGATAAATTGTTACAAAATTCACTTAAGAAAATAAATAAACTGGGAGATGATAATAAATATTTAAAAAATACACTTGACGCCTATAAAGGAGAGGACGGAGTTGTTGATAAACTACAAGAAACACATAAAGAAAACAAAGAAAGAATAAAACAATTACAGACACAGGTCAACTCATTAGAAGGAAATGAAGGTTCTGTAATAAAATTAAATGGTATTATTAAAGATTTACAATTGAAGAATAGTCAATTAAATTTACAATTGATAAAGAAAGATTCCATATAAAATTTTTTCATATTTAAATATATATCAATTATGAAAATTATTACATACATATATGTGTTTGCCCTATATATTTTATGTAGTCCTGGATTTTTCATGAAGAGTAAAATGAATATAACCACCTATATATTTCATGGAATATGTTTTACAATAGCATTGTATTTTACTTTTGGTTTAGTAAATGGTACAATAGAACCATTTGAACAAGCTACATTATCAATGAATGGTATTGGAAATTTAGTAGATTTAATGGATACACATAAGCAACAACAACAAACCAACATTGATATTCAAAATGAGATTACAGGTGCGGAAGACACAAGTGCAAAATGCTGGACTGCTTTAGGTGAAACCCAAAAAGACATTGAAACATTACGAGTTCAAATGGATAGTTATGATGGAACAACACAAACATTAGACAAATTGAATGCAACTGTTATTGATTATAAAGATAAAATTTTAACATTACAGCGTCAAATGGATGCTTATAACGGAGATAAAAACTCGTTAGATAACTTGACCAAACAATTTAATACGTATAAAGACCAATTAGAAGGACTACAGAGACAAATGTTGGCATTTGATGGTACTGACGAATCATTAGAAAATTTAAACAAACAATTGTCAACTATGAAATCAAAAGAAGAGCAACTAACTACTGACTTAGGAACGTGTAAAGCAAAAACGCCTACATTAACAACACAAACAACCACACTACAAGGAACTTATAATACCAATCAACAGCGAATTAATACATTACAGGAACAGATCAATAGTAAATCATATTGTTAATTATATATCAACTTTTTTTCATGTTTTAATATATAATAAATTATGAAATTCCCATCTTATTTATATATTTTTGCCTTGGCAGTTTTATGTAATCCAGGTTTGTTTATAAAAGACACATCACCGTGTTATATGATATATTCGCTATGTTTCACTATAATTTTGTATATAACATTTGATTTTGTCAATAAATATACTGAAAATTATGAACAATATAATGTAGATGTAAAAGGTGTGGATAGTTTAGTCGATTTGTTAAAAATACAAGGAGGTACAAACGAACCAAAAAAAATAGACATTAATAATCAATTATTTCAAGAAGAAGGTGCCAATGAAGCAAACTGTTGGAACGCACTGGGGAAAAATCAAAAGGAATTAGAGATCATCAAAGTTCAATTAGATAGTTATGCTGGTTCGAAAGAGTCGGTTGACAAATTAAATAATCAATTAGACGCACAAAAAAAAGAATTTGAAAAATTAGAAAAAGAATTAAAAGGATTTTCGGGAACCAAAACAGAAATCGATCAAATAAATAGTCAAATAAAAAGTTATCAAGGTGAAATTGATACATTAAAACAACAATTATCACTATACAATCAAACAGAAACAACAATAGGACAAGTGAATAATCAAATAGTCAAAATACAATCTACGATCACCGAATTGAACCTAAATATAACAACATGTAATAGTTTGAATAATGAGAAAGAATCCAATATTACTACATTAACAGCTGGCATTTTGGAACAAGGAAATACAATTCGTTCATTGGAATCAAGGATTAATAGTAGAGAAGGTTGTTCATTTCAATTGGATGTGAATCCGGATACTCCAGTAAATGGAGTATCTTGGAGTTTATCAAATAGCAGCGCATTACTTTTTCGCACTAACCATTATTACTTTGACAATCCAGGTAATACGGTAGAAATCCGTTTTAATCGCCCTATACGATTTGTGTCTTATAAAGGACACATTGCCCCATGGAACGGTTATGGACACATTGCCCCATGGAACGGTTATGCCAGTCAAGGGTATCAAGATTACAATACCAAAGCAAGTAATCGATCAAATATTCTTAGACTTATCTATAAAAATAATGGTGTCGAAGTGGGGAATCAGACAATTTACGCAGATCAGATGCCGAGTAATACGGAATATACATTGGGTACAATAAATTCAACATATACTGGACTTATTGATTCAATTTATGTACCGACACGACCTGATCGTTTTTATCCGACATTTACAAATTTTACTGTAAGCAATTAAACAATTAGAATAAAAAAATATTCTAATTATTAACAACAATTAATTATGATTCAATCATTTAAAATCCAACATTATATCCATCATCACATACATTTCCAGTTTTGTCTTTGGCAATATTGGCAATATTGTTTTGAATGGCAATATCCGATTTACTACAGTCACCCGTAGTTCCGCGTTTCTCGAAACCCTTTTCAATTGACTCTTGAACACTAGTTACGTTGACATCGAACGCGTCAAGTTTCTCCATTTCCTTCATGTCAAGTACAACTTGGAATGCTCCTGTACCATAATTTCCAAATTGACCACACATAACATTTGCTGAAACACCGCGCATATGATCGAACTCTCCATGTCTAGAAGCGTTCAATAATACTTCTGTATGAACCTCAAACGTTGCTTTGGCAATAGGTCCTACATCATCGCTCAATAATCCGGAACGGAAAATAGGAACAAGATTATGATTACACGT